TTATATTAGTTCTTTTTTTACATACTCTATTATAGTATCTTCTTCACCTTTAAATACATCTGCTAACTTTAATATAATCTCTTGATCTTCTATATCCATATCTTTTATTATCTCATACAATTTATTATTGCACATAACTATACCCCACTGCTATTATATAAGCTTATATAAAGAGCTAGAAAAAGACTCTTTGTCTATCTCTAGCTTTTTATGGTTTTTTTAACCATAATTTAATACTCTTTTATAGTCATAATTGAATTCTTTTTTATTATAATTTACTTTTATATTTTTTATGTTAAATTTATGTTATATTTATATTAATTATTTGTAAATATTTTATATTTTAAAACCAAAAGATAAAACAAAAGAGATAGCTTAAAAGGGGTTGGAAGCTATCTCTTTCTAAGTATTCTGGGCAAAAATATTGTCTTTACATACATATTATACTATAATTCTCCCAAACTTTTCAATATTTTATATCATATTTTTCAATACATTACATATTTTAATGTCAAGCAAAAAGAGACAACTAAATTCATAGTTATCTCTTTTTTGATTATGTCATAAATATAAAATAATGAGTACCCCACTCAATTGTATTTTAGCATATTTTTAAATAACTTTAAACTCTAATTTATTTCATAGAAAAGAGATGGTCAAAGGAGCTATCTTTAAACCATCTCTTTAGGGAATTTTTGAACTAATTTGCATCTATTTCGTATCCATATTATCATATTTTTTAACACTTTTCTATATTTTTCTACTCAAAAAAAGAAAGCCTATCTATAAAGGAGAGAAGTGTGGCTTTCTTTCTACTATTTGGAGTTACATTTACATTTTATCATATTTTTACATAAAAATAAAAGCCGATTAAAGAAATTAATCTCCAACCAGCTTTTACTATTTAATAGAATATGCAATCTTAGATCTGGGGATCACATTTTCAAAAATATTATATCATATGTTTTTTTAGCTTTTCAATTATTTTAAAGTATATTTTTTCTAAAAATCTATATAATAAAAGTCAGCTAAAGAATTTAGTCTCTAACCGGCTTTTATTGTTTTCTATTTTATAGATATATGAATTTTTAAGTGTATTGCTATTATATCGTATTTTTTTACATAATAAAATAGTTTTTTTTATATTATTTAGCAAGTTCTATCTTATAGCATAGAACCAACTACCTAAAGTTTTCTGTAGCTCTTTACACTTTTCTATAGGCAATACCTGCGTTTCTATCCATATACCTTTAGAATCTCCCTTTACATAACACCTTACACCTTTGAAATAATATAATACATATTCTAAGTCTACTCCTACAAAGCTACCATCACCACGATAGCCATTAGGCAAGTACGTAGTAACTATATAGCCTGTTGCTGTTTCTTCATTTTCCTTTAAAGCTTTAAAATCTGCTAGTGGAAAGTTAGCCCCTGGGCATTCTGTTGCTAATAATTCCTTGTGTCCATAAATAGGTAAGTTTCCATATTTACCTATTAAATATTTTATTAAATCTATTCCAGCATTATATTCTGCTGTAGGCATTGTTTCTTTCATATAATTACCCTCAAAACAAATACCTAGTGTATTTGTATTACTACCTTGACAATGAGCTCCTATAGCTCCGTCTGGTCTACCTTTATAAATTGAGCCATCTTTTCTTATAAAATAATGATATCCTATTCCAGACCATCCATTATTTAAATGCCAAGAATGAATATCTTGTACAGTGCATTTACTTGCTTCTGCATGGTGCAATACTAATTTATTAGGTTTATTTCCATAACTTAATGATTTAAACTTTAATCCTACATCTATAATATTCATTACAATTCCTCCAATTCATATAAAAATAAGGTGTTCATTAAGAACACCTCTAAATTATTCATCTTTAACTAATTGCTTTGCAGTTTGATTAACTCCAACAGCTACACCCCAACATAAGATTCCTTGTAAAATTGCATTGGCTAAATTATTTACATTTAAACCACTATTAATTGAGTTCAAAAGTATAGAAAATACTATACAAAATACCATTAAAATCATGGTAATATATTTATCCTTTATGCTTTCTATTTTCTTTAAAAATATTCCTAATACATATGTGGCAACAATTAGTATAATAAGATTTTCTGGTATAAATTTTAGTAAGTTTTCCATTTTTACATTCCACCTTTTCTAAATTATTTAAATAAAAGAGCTATAGCTCCAGCAACAACTGCTCCAACTATAGTCCTCCATAACCATGTGTTATTTTTTTCTAAGTCTTCAATTCTATGATTCGCTACTTTTAATTTATCCTCTAAGTTTTCTAACTGCAAATTAATTGACTGTGGAATATTTTCTAGTAGCATTTCTATTTTTACAAGTCTTTCTCTTATTTCTTGTATAGTGTCTTTATCATCCATATTGCACCTCTTTCTTAATTTTTAATATAAAATAAGCATAATAAAAAGGTCCATATGACCTCTAAATTATGCTTTCATTTATTAATTTTTGAATTTTATTTTACTGCATCCCTTTCGCCTATTGCGTAGCTTTACTTGCAATAATTTCTTGCTTTTGTTCTTCTGTAATCCATCTAGCATTAACAAATACATCTAAATTACTTTCTGTATAAAGTCCCAACAAATAGTATTCTTTAATATAACTAAGCATTTGTACTACCTCCCGCTATTTGTAATAATATTTGTGCATTTAATTTCTTTTGTTCTTCCAACTCTAATTGCATATTAGCATTATCCTGCAATAACTTAGCATTTAATATTTGCTGTTCTGTTGGTTGCTGTACTGGTATAGGAAATAAGCTTTCCTTTTCTTCATCAGTTAGCTCTACAACTTCATTATTTACATATTTATAATTACATCTGCCTTGCGAATCTCTTAACGGCTTATCTCTTGGAAAATAATTACCTTGTGCATGAGAATATTTATCCCCAATACCTTCATCAATTTGTATATATCCACTTGTATCTTCTAAGGTTAAATCACTTTCTACGCCAATAATACAATTATTTTTATCTGTTTTTATATATATTTTATACTTGAATTCTTCCATGTTGCACCTCCTAGTATATTTCTGCATCTAAACTTCCATCATCAGATAGCATTAACTGTCCATCACTCATTCCATGAGTCGATTTTGTAGCATGAACTATCATCCCCATAGGTACAATGTTAACTGCAAAGGTAAAATCTGACACACCTGCTCCACTTAAAGTATTTATAGAAAATGCATTATTTATAGTTGGTATTATTCTTAATGTTGTAGGTAATGGTACAAAAAAGAATAATTGATTGCCATTAATACCAACAGCTCTATACCTAGCTCTTTCATTTCCCCATCTATAATAATATCTTTGACACAAAGCCAATTCTTCGCCATATGGTCGTGGGACGAATGGTGTTGCTTTTGAACCTAGTTCAAATTTTGCATTTTCAAATCTTATATATAAATCATCTCCTACTGTAAATTTGTTATCTTCTTCTATCCTAAAAATGTCTATTCCTAACCAATCATCAGAACTCAAATCTCCAAGTGTAATCTGACATTCGATTAGTTGTCTTGTTGCCTTTGCTTCATATGATTTCAAAAATATATTTGCATTTCTGCTTGGAGACCATACTCTAATATAAGGACTTATTTTTACACCAGCACTGGTAGTCACATAAAATGATAAAGTAACAGTACTATTCGAAAAAATATTCTTAAGTTCTTGATTTAACTCAATTCTTTGCATAAACCAAAATCTTTTATTAGAAATTAATTTAATTTGAACGCCACCATTAGCATGTCTAACAATTTTACCTTTGTCATCACCTTCTACATCATACATCCATCTATCAGCAGTATATCCGTTAGTAGAGAATGATGTTCCCCTCTGCCAAACTGAAAAGCCACCATTTATAAATAAATTAAGATTCGCCAAATCGTTCAATTGCGTAGTAATTTCTCCTGCCCATTTATCTATTTTATCTGAATTAGAATTGACTCTTTCTACATCATAGCTATCATCAACACTATCCTTACTTAAATTTAAATTAGTGGTGTATGTCCCTTGATAATCACTCATTTATAAACACTTCCTCTCTTAATTGTTTATGTGTATATTGATTTAATTGTCTATGTGTAAATCCTGAAAGTATTTTATGACTGTTATAAAGTAAAGATAAATCAATAAGCATATTTAAAGGTGACATTTTTTCTAACATTAACTCAACTTCTTCATATGCCTTTTTAGAAATTAGATCAACTCTTACTTTTATTATTTCATTATCATAATCAATATTTAATGTATATCCATTTTCTCCACATAAAGCTTTTAATTTATTTTTCAAAACTCTATATGTGTATGGTAATTTTTCTATTTCTCTAGATAACAATCTAAACTTTCTATCATCTAAAGTTTCAGTGTTTTTAGGTTTAATGCTAAGCATATTCTCCCTATGAGCAACACCATATTCATCACTAGAACTTATAAATTGATTATTTTGTGCCCTTTCTATTTCTGCCCACAACATATTTATTTCTGGGTTAAGTGCTTTAGAAATCTGTTTTTGTTCTTCTGTATCTGCTAGTACTGGTGGAATATAGTCTAAAATACTAATTACTCTGCTCACTTACAGTCCCCCTCTTAGGAATATTGTCAGCATCCAATACAAGATTTTCAGCTATACTATTTATTTTGGTATCAGCAATATCAAGTATTCCTTCGATATTCAATAATCTTGTTTCAATTTGACTTATCCTTACTACTAAATTATCATTATCAGACCATGTCTTTTTAAGTTCAATAAAATACTCATCTATAGTGGTATTTATATAGTCTTTTACATCATCGAAAGAATATCCACCTTGATATGTTAGATTGGTTGAAATATTAATTTCTGTTTCATTTACTGGGTTAATAACTACCTTATGGCCTATTGGCGCAAGTCCAATTCCTTCACCTTGATTTTCTATTGGATCTAATTGCTCTTGTATACTATTAATAAATTCTGTTGTTGGTTTTTGCCATGTTGAAGTGATAACAACAATTTTTATAAACTTATTACTTTCTGTAACTCTATAAATCTTTATACCACCTACACCACTTATATCATCTTTAAACATCTTTTTATAATCTGCTCTATTCCCACCAAAGGCCTTGCTATCATAACTTTCAAAGTAATCTTTTCGCAACTCTTCTGTACCCTCTTCATCTTCTCCAGGTATTAATAATTCAGTTAATTTAGCACTTGTTAACCCTTGTATATGATCTATAGGAATCATATTTCCGAACGTACCATTTCCAATAGTTCCAAGTGTTTCACATTGTAACTTATAGGTATGTTCAGTATCATTTATTAGTTCAATGATTCTATAACTTAAGCTATCACAAGTAAATCTTGAACCAATATCTACAGCAATATCAAATTTTCCTTTTAATACTGCATAAGTAGCATTTATAGGTGTAATCCCTCTTTCTGCTGCTCTCTTAATTAAAAATTCTCGACTTGCTGTATCAGCAAAGGTTTCACTTAACAGTCCATCTAATGCAATATACATATTTTGAAGCTCAACGCAAACCGCTGCTACTGGAGTATGAATAGGTCCTCCTTCTCTTGTATCAAATCCACTATCTACTCTTGCAAGACTTCTATTCACTAATAAATCATAAGTGATATCTTCATACATTAAATGTCCACCTCCTTCTCACTATCAACATCACCAAACTTTGTATGAACGGTAAAATATAAAGTCACCTTATTCTTAACCTTCTCATAAGAAAAAGCATCAACACTATTGATACGATCATCTTGTGTCAATGCTTCTGTTATTCTTCTTTGTAACTCTGGATAAACATAAGTTATATCTTCACCGAATAAATCCTTCGTTTCTACTCCATAATTCCAACTGTATATTATATAATCATATTTTTCAGTATTTAGTCTTAAATAAATAGCTTGTTTTACTGCTTCGAGTTCATCTATTGTACCATTAATTCTATTTGTATTAGCATTTAACTTAAATGTTTTGCTTGGTACTTCTGTGAACTCTATTCTTGTTGTGTCTAATGTTGAACCTGGTATCATAATTATCACATCCTATCTAATACAAGATAATCCTGTCCACCTTGAAATCTTATTAAAATAACTTTTTCTCCTACTTTAAGCTCATTATTTATGATTATAGTTTTGTTTACTCCATCCATAGTAATATTTTCTTTATAATTGGTAACATTTCTACTTAGTACAAAAAACTCTTTAGGAAGTATTTTTAAATTTTCCACTTCTATACTTAAAGGATTTATAGTCTTTACAGCTCCATAAGTAATATTTACTGGTTTACCTTCTGTGATTGCTTCTAATGCAAGTTTCTTTATAGTTTCATTTAAATTAGCCATCTGTAAAATACACATCCCCTCTTAGAGTTAAGTCCATTGTATGTTCACTTTCTTTGAATGTATGTTTTGCTTTTTCAACTAACATATAATTTTGTAATTTAATATCTCCTAAATCTAACATTATAACAACACTTGTTCCAGCTCTTACTCTTACATCTCCAGGAATATTACTTATACTTAAATTTTTAGTTTTCTTATTATATAGCTGTAATAATGCATCACACTTTGCTTGTGGATTTGTAACACTATCATCTATCTTCTCAAAGTACTGCAATAATCCCCACTTGTTTATATTACCTGTATCCTTAGACATATAAACATCACGTTTCCCAGTATCCTCATTGTCAAATGTTAATTTGATTTGATTGTAGGTATTACTATCTATAGAACTTGTATAAGAATAGTTTTCTGCTGTTTCTTCGTCAATAAGTATATTAAGCTTCATGTTCTCAATATTTTTAAGTGTTAGCTTTCCAAAGTCATCATATAAAACATAGATTTTCTTTTTATTCTGTAGAGTAAAATCTAAGGCGTTCTGAACCATATCGAATAAAGTTTTATCTTCTTCAAGTCTTTTAGGAATAATATATTCCGTATCATCAAGTGTGCCAACATTTAAATTAAACATTACTGCTAATTCCTTAAGCATTTCATTTGCCTTTTTGTTTACATAGTAATAAGTATCCTTATTCTTAAAATATCTTAATTGATCATAAGCAGTAATATTATAAAATCCTTCTTTATCAATTTTAAAAGTGAATATAAAACCAAAGAAAACATTTTGCCCATCTTTCTTTATACTTACCGAATTACCTTCTTCTATATTTAAAACAGAATCTTTATAAATTTTAAATGTAACTTTGCCCGGACTTCCTTTTCTTTCTGTTTCCCATGTTATTCCTTCTTCTACTACAGGATAGTACATTGTTTCTTTGTTTGTTATTATTATTTCATGACTCATTTAATCACCAACCTTATGAGAATCTAATTACTTGACCTGGATATATTAGATTAGGATTAGATATATTATTTAATTTAGCTATCTGAGAATACTTACTACCATCACCTAAAAATCTTTTGCAAATATTCCATAAACAATCACCACTTTTTACTGTATAAGGTGGTATTGTACTTGTATTTACTTTAGGCGGTGTTTCTTCTTTTGCAGGTATAAAAATAACTCCAGAACTACTGCTAGCCGCAATAGTAGTCTGAAGCTGAACAACCTTTGTACTAAATGGCTTATATTGCTTTAACTTAATCGATGCTGTAACATCAAATCCCTCTTTTGCATCCTCTATAATACTGTAGTCTTCAAGAGAAACTGTTATATTGGTACTAAATAAATCTTTTCCTTTAGATAACTCTCTGCTTACAATAAATTGAAATGATGTTTTATTTAATTTTAATTTTTCAAATTTATCTAAAAAGTACTTTGCCTCTTTAAATTTACCATTTTTATAATCTGCAAATGGATATTCAACATTTGGAAGTAATAAATCAAAACTTATTTCTGTAAGTCCTTGCGATTTTAAAATACTAACTTCACCATCATTTATTAGTGTTACTGTCTTATTTTTATTTGATATTTTAGTAGTCATTTTTGAAGGTGGTACAGGAAGCAGAACTTTATCCATATAAAATTTATAAGCCATTATTCATGTACCCCCTCTGCACTAATATTCATCTGCTCTTCTACTTTTATAGCCAGTGTGTCAACTATCCCATCAATGTCAAGGTCACTATTAACTGAATTATAATTAGTCATATCAACCTTTATTTCTGCTGTAGTAAATCTATTAATAACTTCTTGTTCTGCAATATCTCTCATATACTTCAAATCTTCTTCTGTTATATCTAAAGCATCTTTCATGGCTCCAGTATTTTTAGCTGTATCGCCTGCGCCTTGATTTGCTCCTTCTGCCGCATCTAAAAGAGATTGGTAATCTGTATTATCAACTCCTGAATCAAATAAATTACTTAATTTAGAATTGGCACCCCAGTTATATCCTGCCATAGCTGAAGCTCCTATATCTTTCATTTGCATTTTAGGAATTTCTATATAGTCTTCTGGTTTGTCACCTAACAAATTTTGAAGACTGGCTTTTGCATTTTGCAAAGTCCCTGTTATGCTTGCGGTATGACTTTTTTCTGTTCCAACACCAATATGAAGAAAACTCTTCACGCTATCTGGCAATATATTCATAAAAGCATTCCAAGCTCTAATAGCTAAATTAACCCCATCTATAACACCATTAGCTAAATTAGTAGCAAAGCCATCAACTCCCTTTGTCATTGCAATACAAGCATCTATTACATTAGTTGCTAAATTGACAAATAATCTTTTAACTGCATATGTTTTATCTGTACTAATGTTAATGAAAAACTCATAAAATGCTGCAAACTTATTCCATGTATAGGCTATTACATTCCATATAACGGCGCCTAAACTCCAAAATATTGCTGCCACTATTCCAGTTGCACTTATATTAGTGCCTTTCCATCTGTTTATTGCTGCAACTGCTAAATAAATCACTGCTATTAATGCAATTATTGCTAATACAATCCATGTTACTGGGCAAGCCCATAACTCTGCATTAATAACTTTTTGTACTGTTGACCATACGGCTGTAGCTGCTGCTACTCCATAGGTCCCGATTGCATAAACTCCAATTGCTGCAGCTATTCCTAACACTATTGGTCCAATAATATCAAGATTATTTGCAATCCAATTTATCGCTGTCAATATCGGTTGGCTTGCCATTAAAACAGCATTTGAAATTGTAGTCCATACCTGTGCCCATGTCATAGGCATACTTTCAAATTTAGCATTAGTTTCATCAGCTGCCGCAAACATAGCTTTTTTAACAATATCTGCGGTTATTTCTCCTTCACTTGCTAAATCTTTTAATTCACCTATGGGCTTACCTATATAATCAGCTACTGCTTGCATTACATTGGGTGCTGCTTCAAAAACTGCATTAAATTCTTCTCCTCTAAGAACTCCACTTCCTAAAGCTTGTGTTAATTGGAGTGTCGCTGAACTCATTTCCTGCTGGCTAGCTCCTGCAATAGTAAACATCTTATTTAACTGTTCTGAAAAAGCTATTACTTCTTCATTGCTATTAAATGCATTTTTTGCTCTATTACCTAATTGTGCTACTGCATTAGCTGTATCAGTATAAGATGCTCTTGAACGTTGTGCAGATTGATATATCATTTCCTGTAATTCAGCAGTACTCTGTAACCCATCATTCATCATATTAAGTCTTGCTGTAGTTTGAACAAATTGATCTGATGTATTTACCAATGCTTTAATTCCTTGAAACCCTAAATATGCACCAGCTAAAGATTTTACTTTTCCTAAAAGGTTATCTGTAGAATTAGCGCCTTCTTTAACTTCATCATTAAATTTCTGCTGATTATTAGTTATGTTGATTATATTTGTACTTATCTTATTTACTGTAGCGTTTACCTGCATTAGATTATTTTGAGTATTATTAATATTATTATTTATATTAGAAACTGCTTGATTGGCTGAATTTAAATCTGCTTTTAAATTACTTCCAACATTAAAATTAACATCTCTATTCATTACATTTTGTAACACTTCAAATCTATTTACTGCTCTATCTATTCCAATATACAAATTATTTAACGCACTACTAAATCTATCCTGCACCTCTATTGCATTGCTAATTGTAGCCATAATATACCTCCTTCCTGTTTTAATGTATAAAAATAGCACCTACATTAAGTAAGTGCTTATTTTATAAATTAATTTCTCTCTTTTCGCTTGAATGATTTTCAGAAAAATGTGTTACAAAATTAATTGCATTTGGTATATTAGTAACATCAAATGATATAAACTCATTTGTCCCATCTTTATCGTAAGTAAATATAAGATAACTTGTTATTGTTTTTGTAGTTTTCTCCTTCGCTCTTCCGCCAACCATTGCGCCTAAAGTTCCAAATAACATTTGCCCTGCAATAGCACCACCAACACTGCTAACATACGCTTTTTGAATTTCTTCATCAGTTTTTATTGTAACATCTCGTAACTTAGAAAATTCTAAATTATATATGTTTTCATTTCTTTCAAAAATCATTTTATCATCACATAGATATAAATACATATCAGCACCTTCTGCTACTGGTAATCCATCCATATGTTTAGCACTAATACAAAGTTCTGCACCTAAAAATTGAATTCTTTGTTTTGTACCAGGCTTTAAACTAAGCTCTTTATTTATTTCAACTAGCTTATTATAATTTTCCTTTGCTTTTTCATCCGCTCTCATTTTTTCTTTTTTTGTCTTCCTAATAAGTAATATTCCTAATAAAATAAAGATAATACCTATGACTATTCCAACACATGTCGCTGGAATATTATGCTGTGACAATCCTACTATAGTAATCACAAACATGACTAAAGCTCCTACTAATAAACAGAGTATTCCTAAAAATGATTTTAAAAATCTTAGCATTATATCCCCTCCATAAATATGTATAACATCTTTAATATTATATTACATATTTATGGATAATTCTATCATTTTCCTCTTTTAGACTTTCTTTCAATCTCATCCTGTTTCTCTTTTTCTGCCTTTACTCTTATATCTATTGAAGCTATTACAATAGCCTGTTCTCTATCTCCCATATTAGCGAATTTGCTAGGCTCCCAATGAAATTTGTGGAGACAATAGTAAGCATAATTAAACTCACTATCGCCTCCATTTATTAGTTTTTTGCTTCTTCAACCAAATCTTTTTTAGTTTCAAATCCATTAATTTTTTGTATGAATCCTAATAATTCTTGATATTCACCTGAATTATCTACCATTTCCATTAATAGATCTTCTGGAGTCCTTACCTCATATGAATCTTGTAACTCTGCATTATATAAATCTGGCTCAACACAACTTGCAACAGCTAACTTTGTTAAGTATTTATTAGTATTAAATTTAGGTCTGAACATATTAGGTTTTCCAGTTACTTGTACATCTATAGTACAATCTTCCCTAAGTGCTTCATCTTCTTTCGCTGAAATTCCTTTCCATTCAAATTCTACTGGTTTGCCTTCCTCATCTAATAAACTTGTTGTAGGTGCATATTTAACACTTTCTCTTTGTTTTTTATTTCCTTTTAAAAATAGTTTTAAATTACTCATTTTCATTCTCCTTTTCATTCATAATATGATAGTCTGTTTGCTTTTCCAAAGTAACCATAAAGTTATATGGTATTGTTATTTTTAATCTTATTTCGCTTGTATTTGGCTCAGTGTCTGCTGCTAATTTTTCTGAATGGTCAATTAAGTGTTGACCTATTATTTTATAGCAATTTTCTGTTTTCTCTTTTAATGTTTTTCCTTTAAGAGTATTAATATCTAATATTTTAGATACATCAAATTTTTCTTCCATAACTAACAACTCCAATATTTTTATAATTTAAAAGAGCACCAAAGTGCTCTTATTACTCCATGCCATCAAGTAAAGAAAATTCTTCTGGCATTTCCCAATCTTCAAATGTTCCACTTATCTCTTCATCTAAGTACTCTGCATCTGCATCAAACTTTGCTAATATACCACTATCTAAATTACAATCCTTATGGATTATAGTTTGTCTACCAACACTTGATGTTGGATCTTCGTTAGTAACTTGAATATCAAAATAAATGTCTTCTCCAAGTTCTTTGAATCTGTATAGTAATTTTCTCATTATTGATTGATTATAATGGGCTGTTCCTTTAAATGTGTATTTGCATCCTGTAGCTTTATTTCCTTTGCTTACTTTACCTAATATCGGAACTTCTGTTTTTGTTTTCTCCATACTTGACTCAAAATTTATAATCTGCATGAAGTTATATCTTCTATTTTCTATAGTTACAAAGCACTCAGCTTTTGATCCACTTATTGCATCTTTTCCATTCATTGTTCTTTGTTTAGCCATCTTCTTTTATCCTCCTTCTTTTCTATTTTACATAAACAGCCATATAAAGTTGTCCCATAGCAACTGTTGGATTAATAGTTTGAGTTAAAAGAACAGCTCTCTTAGTCTCTCCCTTTTCAACAATGACATTGTCAGAACTAAAATCTTGTATAGCTCTTATTTTTTCTAATTTTTTATCTAAATCAACTATGTCATTCCATAATGAAACTCTTCCACTTTGGTCATTAGGATATTCGCCTATATATTTTTCATTAAATAAAGTTGCTGTATCATTTGCAACTTGGTCAAGAACTCTCATAACTTGATTACTAGAGAAATCTTCCCCTTTTTCGGTTATATAAGTAGTTAATGTATTTATATCATTTAGGACTTTTACATCCTCACCAACTTTATGGAATATAAATTTACCAGATTTAATACCTGCAATTAAATCAGATTGCTTAGTTGTTGCATTAACAGTAAATTCACCATCATATTTTTTATTTTCTACTGTTTTATTAACAGCACATCCACCTTCTGCACCTACTGTCCAATATATAAGTGAACTTTCTAATTCTCCAGAATCCAATACTTTATTATCTACAGAAATAATTCCTTCATAATCTGCTTTTTCATACTTATAAAGTACTGTCTGAAATTTAGCTCCAACTTCATCTCTAAGTCTTTTTGTAAATGCTACAAATAAACTTTTTATTTGATCTGTAGTACTTAGACAACCAAGAGTATTAAAATTATATGCTTCAATTGCATCTAAAAAAGCTTGATATTCTGTTCCGGTTACTGCTTCGCCATTTGTTCCACCTTCAAGAGCAATTCCTGCTGTGGCTTCTAAAGCTTCACTTTTCCATTCTCCTATATAATCATTTGGGACTAAATCTTTAATAGCTGCTACAGTTTGTGTTTCTATTTCTTTATTTCCATAAAGCGTTGTTACATTATACTTTGATCCTTCATCTATATCTGTTGTTATAACAATCTTAATATCATTTCCTTTTACACCACTATACTTAGCAGTTGCAAACTTATTGCTTGCTTTGACACCTTTATTCAGTTTATAAGCATATAGTACAGTTGCATTTTTAAATAGATCTCTTAATCCTTTTAATTTATCATCATCATATGAATAGCCAAAAATCTTTAAAGAATCCTTTTGAAAATCTTCTTGTGTTACTGTAAATACTTGTTCATCTGGGCCCCAATCTAATTCCATTGGCAATGCAACATATCCTCTATCAGATAAATTAGTACTTGCTCTAGCTGCACTTATAAAATTTATATAAGCACCATTAAGCACTTTATTTTGTGTTAGCCATGTACCTCCACCTAATGCCATCTATTTCACTGCTCCTTTCATAAAATCATTAATTAATTCATCTACTTCAGTTATTGAATACTGTGTATCATCTTTAAGCAGTGCATTAATTAAATCCTGTTTATCAGAATACTTTTTACTTTTTAAAATTTTCTGCTTAGAATATTTATTATCATCCATAACAAGTTTAATTTCTTCTTCTCCAACTTTTGTTGTAGTCTTAGCCAAATTAATCGCCTCCTAACTTCTGTTTTATAGTTAAGCTTCCCATAGTATCTATAGGCTCAGTTTCCTTTTTAACAATCATATTGAAATTAATAAAAAAATGAAGTACATTATCAACTATTTCAGCATTAATACTTGTGCCTCTTACCAAGCTGTTATCAACTGTAATGTATTCTAATGCTGTAAATAGCCTTTCTGTAACTTCATTAAGTTGATTATTTATTGTACTTATTCCATCTACTAATTCAGTATCTGGAAAGAAATGAATATCAAAAGGATATTTCCTCTCATATCTGTTTCCTACTAGCTGCTTTGAACTAGGTTTTAAACTGAAAATAAAAAAACAAGGTTCTTCTAAACCCTGCTCTACATTTTCAGTATGAATTATATATCCTTCATTTTCTGAATTAAATTCGGCATCTAGTGCCTGTGATATTCCTATTATTATTTTATTTAACATCAAAGCACCTCTTTAATTCTTCCCATACTTTAGCAGTAACAATACTTGGTATCTGCATTTCAATTTCATTTATAGATAAAGTCATCATAAATCTGCCTTTAACCCAGCTTTTCTTTAATTTCTTTCCTATAGCTGGTACAAATCTTCCTGGTGTCTGCCTATGGCCATACTCAACATATGAAGCGTATTCTACAGGATTAATAATCTCAATAGTATACGAATTACCTTTTTGAGTTATCTGTCCTATTGCCCATCCATTTCTTAACGTTCCTCCAGTTCTTCCATCTGTGTATTGCCCTACTGGTGTTTTCTGCTTAATTCTTCTAAGTAATCGCATAGCTATTTCATTTGCAATCTCTTTTGTAAATTCATTAGCAACACCATCTTTTAAAGCATTTACATTTTCAGCTAATTTTTTTAACTCTGAAAACTCACATTTTCCCCATCTTCCCATTAAGCATTACCTGCCTTTTCTAAAACTATCTCTTGATGTGATGAATAAATCGCAGGCTTTCCACTATGTTTAAATTCTGTGGTCCTGCCATCATGAGTTATAATAATTTTAGAACCTTCCTTAATTTCAATTTCAGGTGCTATAAATAGCTTAATAGTTTGTTGAACTGTAGCATTGGCTTCACTCTGATTGGTGGATTTAACACTACTATAAGACAATCTACAAGGCTGATTTTCTAATACTATTGTATCTTTTTTGCTTGTAACCTTAGTTACTGGATCTTTAACAGATTTAAATTCTTTAATAGTACAAATATGCTCATACTGACTTTCAATAGCTTTCCTATGTGCTTTTCTTGCTTGTAAAATAGCTTTGTTCATATTACCACACCAACTTTCTGTATCTATTCAGCTTAGATTTATATTCATTTAAAATACTATCCTTATAATCACTTTCTACACTATCTCTAAAGCTAGTGGATATATCTCCTTCACTTATAGATGAAATAGAACCTATAGCAGTTTCTTCACTGCCTAGGTTCTCATTTCTATACAATTTAACAGCCATTTTATAAGCTGTAGTTTCTAAGCCTTTAGGTATTTCTTTTATGTGGCAATATTCTAATATTATATTAGTCACATCATCTATAATAAATTCAAGAATAACATCTTTAGATGTATCTTCTAAATTAATTCCTAGGAGCTGCTTAAGTTTATCTAACTCCATAAGATCACATCCTATTCAACTTTTCAACTTCTTTAATTTTTTCTAATATTCCAGATTGGCTAGTAGCTTTTCCAATATCAATATTTTTTTCTTGTGCATATTCTTTAAGTTCCTCAACTGTCATTTTTGACAGCTCTTTTTCTATCTCTGGACTATTTACTATTTCTTTTTTAGCTGCTTCACGTCTCATTCTTTGAAATGCTGTAGCACTCATATAACAAACCTCCTTATAGCTTATGAACAAACTTAACCATACGAATAGCTTTATCCTCATAAACTCTTGACCAATTAGTACCTGTTGCTAGTTCTGCATTTGTAGGTGATGAACCTGCTGCTGAACCAATCCATTTTACTCCTCTTGGGTGTAAAATATAGTGTTTTCTATTTATTAAGATATCATCTCCAGCTAAGCTATCTCTATCTGTTTCAGTTGGAACTGGTGCTCCACCATTACCAAGACCAATTGCACCTTCTCCAAATAAATAAGTTGTATATTCCCCAGCAGATGTTGGACAAGAATCATCAATAATAACTCTTTTCTCCATGAACAATGAAATTGGCTTATTGTTAGAGTCAAGTTCTGTTTGAATTAAGTTATTCTTACGAAGTTGTGTTTCTGTAGCTGAATGCATTATAACACCAGTAAGTTTGTCTTTTGCATCTCCCATAAGTTGTAATGCATCAAGGAAGTTTTCACCGTTTATCTTAGCTTTATCATCTTCTAAACTAGAAATATCTAAAACCTTATTTGTCATATTACTAGCAGCAAAAGCCCCATCTAATAACTTTATAGCTGTAGCTTGCATACGTCTTGCCCAATATTCTGCAACTAAATCACCAATTGCAGCCATAGGATCATCTCCAGATAATGCTTTTGCTAAGTCATTTGCACTCCAAGCTTTACCTCTCATTAATAGAACAGCAATATCTTGACCAGCTGTGATTTTAGCTGGTGTTAATGCACCATCATCTGAAAGTACTTCATCATCACCATTTAAATCTTCCCAATATGGCATATTAATTGTTGTACCACCGCTTGATGCTAGTCTATCTAATTCTGGGTTATTTGATATAATCCCACTATTATATAATGCTGATAATTCCATTGTTCTTTGTACTACATAAGGATTAAATACCTCTGGTACAATTACGTCACTAATCTTTGTTTTTGCCATTTTAAATCACCTTTTCTTTCCTATAATTTAAATCCTGCTGCTGCCATTAATTCTTTAGCTAGTGCAGGATTCTCTTTTAATAATTTTCCTTGTTGTGTAAGATTGTAAGTTTCTTTTGCAAATGGATTAACCCCTATTGGATCTCCTCCAGCTGCTGGATTATATTTGGGTTTTACTGTATCATTCTTAAAAACATGTGGAATTGATTCTTTATATGGTTTAATAATATCTTCAACTCCTATTGGTTTGTTATCACCATCAAAATTAAATTTGTTAATACCACCATGTTTATAGATAAGATAATCTGCATCTGTTACACCTAAATCCTTAAGTTTATCTTTTAGTACATATTCTTTTTCAGTCTTAGTAGCATTATCTTTAAGAGTTTTAATGGTAGTTTCATGTTCCTTAATTGTTTGTTGTAATGCATCATTATCAACATTATTTTTCTTTAAATCTGTAATTGTTGCATTTGCAGTTTTAAGCTGTTCGCTTACATCATTGTAAGTACTCTTAGGTACTGCATTCTTAGGAAATTCAGTATTAACTTGTTTCATTAAATCATCAATATCTATACTTCCATCCTCTTTTTTCTTTGCACCTTCTAATAACTTCCTTAACCATTCCATTTTACATTTCTCCTTTACTTCTAATAGATTTTTATACCTGCTCTCCAGGTACTGTAGAATTACCTTTGTTCTTTATGCCCTGCAAACCTGTAAAAAGGGCGAAAATAATAAGCCTTTTTACGCCTTGCTAATGGCAAAATAAAAAGCCTTATTTCTAAGACTTGCTAACTTCTCTTAATGCCTTTTCTAAATTTTCAGATATAATTTTTGTAAATTCAGCAATAAACTTCTCTGGTACATTTGATTCACTTTTTACTTTTATAGGTCTAATTGATTTAGTTGTCCTTTTAACTTCTTGCGTTACATCCATTATAAGTGAAACTTTTTTAGGATTTATCATTATCCTCCTATTACCACTATCTGATATACCATTAATAAAGCATATATCTGAATATCTTGCTTTTAAAATGAAATCTTGAAATGCTTCTGCTGTATCATTAGAATTAATTGTTATTTCTTTTCCATCACATACAATATAAATATAATTCATTGTAAATTCCTCCCAAAATAAGCCTTATTATTAAGACTTAATCAGCTAATTCATATGTTTTCTCAAATACATCTGGTTTGCAAGCATAAAGCTCTCCTTTTATACCTTGAATTATAAAATCACCTACACTGGCCTTCATATCACCTTCAAGTGTTTTAATTTTAAGATTTGGTCCATCAAAATACAATATCCCTTTCTTATGAGCTTCAATCCCCCATTCAGGAATATAATACTTCCCTTCTCTATCTTGAAAATCTCCATCATATTGAAAAGCTTCAATTTCAACTGGTTTTTTCCTATATTTCATCTTTCAATTCCTCCTAAAATGAGCCCTATAGGCTACCAAATATCGTATTAAATAAAATTATAATAATTAATAAATCCAATACGCATACTATAAAACTTGCTATTCTTCCAGCTATTTCTTTATCACTAAATATTTTTACAAATTCAATTAAAGCGCATAATATCATGTATACAAACGCTACCCATTGAACTACTATCATATTCTATCACTCCTTAAATTTTTGCATAATAAAAGCACCTACTCATTTTTCTAAGTAAGTGCTTGTTTCTTTTTTACATACTTCTTTTTCCATTCATCATATGTCATATCTGCAGGTACTTTTTTATATCCATTAGTTTCTGTATTTCTTGAAGCTCTTTTTTCATCTTCTGTAAAATCATCAAAATAAGGAACTGTTGTTGTTCTACAATTACAATGGAATGGTGGAGCTGTTAATCCAACCTTATATTCATCTAAATAAAAGAATGGTTCATCTTTATTTCTTCCCTTGTGGTCCATTTCTCTGCATATATTTGATGTCTTCAAGTCTAAAGTAGCTAATATTTGATATTTCTTAACTCCAAGCTTTTTATAAGACTCTAATGCTGCTCTTGAATTAACATAGGCCCTTTCAGTTTGTACTACTCTTTCCACTGCTTTTCTATCAGACTCTAGCTTTTCTGCCCATCTTTCTATTATCTTATTATTACTTTCACCTCTTATTAATGCCTGCGGTAAATCCTTCTCTACTAAATCAGCAACTAACTGTTGTTTTCTGCCCCATAGTCTTTCTGAAAATACTTTTCCATCCGTAGTCCAAGGCTTTTTTAGCATATCATCAATTTCAGATTCATTGTACTTATGCAGATCTACTCCAATATTCAATCCTTTTTCTATCTCATAAGCATTCTTATATATATCATCTTCAAGTCCACTTTTCAAAAGATGGCTAATATCAGTTATTCTTTTTGCATATTCCTTTTCAAGATGATGTTGCATCTGAAATTGTAATGACTCTAATCTAGTTACATGAACTTTAATAGATGCATTTTCTAATTCTTTTCTCCAAGCATCACTTAATATTTTGGATTGGCCATATTTAATATACTGTTGTACTGTCCAATGAAATTCTTCTAGTTCATTTGCATTTAAAATTCGTTGTGCTTCTGCATAAGTTATTTTGTTCTTTTTAGCAAATCTTAGATACCAATATGCAATATCCTTTTGTATCTGTTCTAATGTTTCTTTATGCAGCTGTTCCAAATCCTTTTTATACTGTTCAGAATCCTTATAAGCAGCGTTCTCTAATTCTAATGATCTTTTTTGCCAGTATTCATTATTCCCCACCATAAACACCTACAATAGTATTCTTAAACCATTCTAAAAAATTAAATAAAGTAACAATAAATAATGCATCTTTTGTATTTCCTTCATAAAATAATTGAATAATCAAAAATAAAAACCATAAACATGCACAAAATAAACTCCATTTAGATTTACTGTTCATCTTTATCAGCCTCCTCATTATCATCTTTATTTGGAAATGCACCTTTATAATCATCATTATCTTGCTGCTTTTCTTCGCCTTCTTTTTTCTTCTGTTCTGCTTCCTTATCAGCATCTTCAACGAATGGGTGATTTTTATATAATGTTAAATTACTTAATAGTCCCATAGATGAAGTACATATATCAGCTAATTCTGAATCATTCGTTACTGCTGTCCTAGTCCATGTTTGAATTATTGATTTACATTCAACATTTAGATATCTACATATTGCTCTAACAAACTCACCAAAACCTAATTTAAATTCTGTTTCAGTAAGTCCAGCTTTAAGCTCTAGTAAAGAATATAGAAACTTCAACGCAACACCTGAAGCATTTCCAAAGTCTTGTTGTTGTGGATCTACTCCTTGACCTTGTTCAAATATTGCTTTCCTTGTCATAGTCAAAAGTTTTTCTCTAGCTTCTATTGGAATATCTATTGTTAATGTCTGCAATCCACTTCTATCTCCAGCCCCACTATCATTCACCTTAACAGTCTTATATTTTTTAAGCTGAGACAAGAACTCTCTTGAGTCTTCTCCTTCATAATTAGTAAGTATGAATATTATTTCCTGGATATCCTCAAGATCATTAACAAAGCCACTAAAGACTTTATCATACACGTCTATTAGTGGTTTTACATTATCTAAATCACTTGTCATTAAATTGTTATTTCCAAATGGTATAAATGGAACTCTTTCAAATCCATGGTTAAATTCATTACTTTGTTGATTTGCATTAGAATCTACTATAAAATTACTAAACATTGTATAAATTTCTAATCCTTCATCTATAGTAAGATCAGATTTCTTTCTAAATGCTTGGCATGTAATATCATTCCAATATTCATAAATATCATAAGTTACACCTTCATCATCTGTATCATTATAAACTCTTAATATTCCTAAAAGCTTTTTATTTAAACTACTGGACCATATCGGAATTATTTGCTTACTATCTACTACACCATATTCAAATTCTTTATCATCATTTAACCAATAATGTAACCATGCTATGCCACTATTAGCAGCATTGATACATAAATCCTTACAAACTTTAGCATAGTTGTCTCCTAATAAATCCGTAATTCTTTTATTAGCTTCTTTATTTCCAACATCAAAAAGTGGTGGAGCAGTAAACATATATGATGCTTTTTGATTAACAAGTAATCCATGAAAATTAGAACTTATCCTATTATCTGCATTTCTTAATGGATTTTCTGAATCTTCATCTTTCTTTCTGTCATATGTTAATATATCATTCTTATTTCTGTAATATCTTTCTGCTGTAAATGATTTGCATACTATATCTGAATGACCTGTTGTATGCTTCTTAATTAATTTCTTTACTACTTCTATATCCAATTAATTCACCTCAATTCTTGTGCTAATCTTTTAATTTTTCTATAATGAAATTACAAGTGTTTCCAACACTGAGTACTTATGAAAGGAGTTTAAATATGGGTAAAAATCAATGGGTGTCTCCTCGTAATGGACAGTGGGCTGTACATGGAGAAAGAAATCAAAAAGATACAAAAATCTTTAATACTCAAAAAGAAGCCTTGAACCATGCTATAAAAATTGCTAAAAATCAAAAGAGCGAAGTCATTATTCAAGGTAGAGATGGTAGAATACGCTCTAAAGACAGTTATGGAAATGATTCCTGCCCTCCCAAAGATACTGAAAATTAATCATACTTTGGTGTAATTCTAACCCTGTAACCTTTAATTACATCTATATATTCTGGTGTAATTTCTGCAATAGTTACAGGGATTTTTTCATCAGTTTCTATTACAACTTTTGAATAATCTTTTAATGTTTTTTCTTCATTCATATTTTATCACCACCTTATTTAAATATTGACATACCACTAGGTTTATTTATCATTTCTGCTATTCCAGTTGTAGCATCTGGAGCATCATCATGCTTGTTCTTTCCTTCACGTTGATATTTAATCATGGCATTATAATATTCTGGCCATCTGTCTTTCCAATTTGACGGAAAGTATATATGTTCCAGTACCCAAGTTGAATTACTAAGTATCCTAGCTTCTTTATTCTTAGATTGATGAAATGGCTTAATAACTGTTTTATTGCTGCCAAACTTCTCTTTTAATATTCTTTTTACATTTCTTGCAAAGCCTTCTCCACCATTGTTACTCTCAATATCTGCTTTATTGACATTACCTTGATATAACATCTTAGCAGTTTCATTTTCAGTAACTGACATATCCTTTTGTGTATAAAGTACGTCTAATATATAAGCTTCTTTATCATAAACACCATAGTTAATACTACATAAGTAATCCTCTCCCTTGTCTGCTGTATCTGTATAGTTCTTAATAGCTGTAAATAGTAAATTACCATTACTATCCTTAGGCAATTCTGTATAGGTCTTAAGTTTAGGATATAAACGACCTTTTAAGTCTATAGGCTCTTGTTGATAATTTGCACTTGCTATATCTGCCCCCATAGTCTTAATTTTATTTTCATATGACTTTCTACTTAATACTTCATCACAAAGCATTGTTCCATCATCTTGAAGGGCTTTCATAGATATATGCTTAATCTTTCTGTCAGCCATTTCTTCAAGTACTTTACCTGCTAAATCATCACTGGCCCATCTAGTCATTATGATTATTATTTTTCCGCCTTCTTCTAAACGTGAAAGCATTGTATTAGTAAACCACTCCCAGTGCTTTTCTTTAACACCTTCGTTATTGGCTTCTTCTGCATTCTTGATTAAATCATCAATAATCATTAATGAACATCCAAATCCTGTTGCTGTTCCAGTAGGAGATGTGGCAAGATAATTATTATATCCGCCTTCTAAGCTCCATAAGTTCATAGCACCATCACCACGCTTTATGGCTACATCAGGAAATACATCACTGAATACTGGTTTATACTTATCTGCCTTTTCTTCCTGGATGCTATTTCTAACATTCTTAGAGAACATAGTTGAAAGAGTTTCATTATATGATCCAGTCATTATCTTTTCAGTTTGATTTTTACCAAGTACCCATTCAACAAATAATCCTGCCGTTCTTGATTTTCCATGTCTAGGAGGTTCATTTACTACAAGTATTTCATCTTCACCCTCATAGAACTCTTGAAGGTCATTACATAGCTCTACTAGATATTTTCTATTTGGTTTATAAAAGTCAGGTGCTTTTAAATTGCAGTAACTAAAAAAAGACCTTCTGGCCTTTAATATAGATAGCTTTAATTTCTTTTCCTGTAATTCTTCTAATGCTTTTAAGTATTCCAGCCTATCCATCCTTATCAATTCCTAATTTTTTCTCTAGCTTACTTATTTCATCTTCCAGTTGATCTTCAGTTAAATTACTTGTATTTTCTACTTTAGCATTAATAGTGCTATTACTTTCAACTTGCTTTTTATCTTCCCATCCAAAATTATTCTTTAATGCAAATATAGAAAATGTGACATTACTTTCACCAGTTAATGCTCTTTCTTCCATAGATGCTTCAACTATATCTTTAGCCTTTTTTATAGTGGGGAAAAATTCATCTTTTTCAGAATAGTTATATAATGTTTTTCTATCTATTCCTATCCATAAAGCGAGTCCACTTAATGTATAAGGCTTATTATGTTGTTCACATCTTTGCCAGTATTCCATTATCTTTTGTTCTAATTCTTCTTGTGTCCTAAATATTCTCGGTCTACCTACTGCCTTTTTCTCATCCATAGACTCACCTTCCTTTCTGTTTTATTGCATAATAAAAGGACTCTATTTTTCTAGAATCCTTTCCTTTAACATTATTCATTATGATCAACTTTATCCCATATATAAGCTACATCTTTATATTCTTCATCAACCTTATTATATAATTTATCTACTTCATCCATTACAGGCTTTTGAACTTTATCAAGCTCTTTATATAATTCCTCCAATTCTTTATAATATGGTTCAAGTTTCTTTTGTGTAGCTAGTAGCTTGTCTTTTTCACTAGCTGTTAAAACAGGTAGTGATTTTATATAATTTACCATGCTATCATATATGCTTTCTTCATTATTATCATCTAAACTTTCTTCATTTATGTCAAATCCATTAATAAGCTTGCTCGCTTCGTATTTATGGGCTTTATCCATTATTTTGCTATCTTCATTTTGTATTTCATAAATTTTATCATCCACTGCTTGTATTTTAACTCTTACATCAGCACCAAGACTATCAGCCTTATCAAGTAATATATCAATTTGTTTATATATGGGTTGTATCACTTTTTCTGATTCTATTAATTTTTGTTTTTCATCATTGCTTATACCTTTTAAAGATAATATATATTCTTTAAATTCTTTATCTAATATGTAATCTTCTTGAACTTGAACCACTTCATTTTCTTTTATTTTATTAGCATTCGCTGTTGAAGCAAATACACCTGTTGATGCTGAACTAACAACCATACATCCAATCAATAACATTTTTAATAAATTCTTTTTCATAATAAACCATCTCCCTCATTTCTTTCTTATACTTATAAGACGATTTATATATTATAAAAAGTTTTAAATTATTTATAAATTCAAAAAAATTTTTATAAATAATAAAAGACACCCAACTGAGTGCCTCTTGATAAATTTCTATGATAGTATTATATAATACTTTTTCCACTAAAACGTGATTAAAAAGTGTACAAAAAGTGTTGTAAAAGTGGTATAAACGCGGTCAAAAAGTGTTATGGATATATTAACTCGCTTAAATAATTAATCACACCAGTCCTTATCTTCTTGCAATAATCTTTATCAAATCCTAGCTCTTGACCAATCTCTATCCATGATTTTTTATTTCTACCACTAAGATATCTTAATTTAACAAGTTTATATTCATTTTCTGATAATTGCTGCAAAGATGATTGTATTTTTATTTTTAAATCTGAATAATATTTTTTCTTAGCTTTTAAAATACAAATTTGTTCCTGAATATATTCCTCTCGTCTTATAACTTCATCTTCCACACTTGATGTAATTTTATGTGTTGGACTTGATTTTTCCTCAAATGATATAGCTCTAACTGTTATATCATTTTCTAAATTTTCAATATCTATTTCTATATTTTTAATTTTGGTATCTAAACTATTGTAATTATAAAGTGAAGATTCTGTTTTCTTAAACTTATTTTCTTTCATATTCATAACCAAACCCATCCTTTATGTTATAATATTAGATGGGTAGTGCATTAGAGAAAGTATATAAATTGGCGTTTATAGTTCTCTAATGCTTTTTTATATTAATTATTTTAGTTTCTTTTTTCTTCCATCTTTTGTATCTCTGATTTCAACTGTCTTCTCTCATTTAATAAATATCTATTAGGTTTATGATTACTCCTATATGCCTTTCTAATTTGAGATTCAACTTCTTTTAATCTATCTTTTTTAATTTCTAACATATTAAAACCCATCAAAATCACCTCACGTAACAAGAATTTAAGGCTCATGTAACAAGAATTTTTAGTCATTATTATGCCTTAAACCCTCACTATTTCTAAGGTTACATAGATTTCTACATCTGTAACAAGATTTAAAATTGTATGTGCTTATCTTTATATATAATATATAGTATCTATCTATGTATATATATTTCTCTTTATATATATATATATATATTTATTATTATTATTACATATATATATAATATATAAGGGAACATAGAAACGGTGAGGGTTTCGGCTGTAACAAAAAGTGTAACAAGAATTTTTTCCAATTTTTTAAAATTGCGTTCTATCCTTTACACCTTGAGCCTTTGCACTGTCATAAAAATTGTAATAATTCTGTAATAAGAATTTAGGCTTGCTTTTTATATATTCTATCCAATACTTCTTTGTCTTCTGTAATGACATCATAAACACCAACATCAACTCGTTTGATCCTATATGTTGTTTTATTATCAAATGTGTCCTGCTGCTTCAACTGATTTATAAATGGACCTTGATAATCTTTTATTAACTCATTTATAGTTAATTTTTGAATCACTTTTTCAGTACTGATAATATTTCCTTGTGAATCTGTAGTGGTATACACCATGGCTTCACCAAAAATATCTTCAAATACTTTGTCCATATCAGCCTTAGCCTTTGGATCACTGTTAATAACATCCCATACATAACTACTTACACATTCAAATAATGGCATTTCCCATCTAGGACAGGTTAAATAATCTTTTCCCCTTCCCTTTCTCCATCTATACTCAACATGATGCATAATTAGACTTTCTGTTAATAACATGTTTCCAGTTTCGTTTTTATCTCTCCATTCTTTTATTCTCTTAGCCTGTTCATATGATCCACCTATAATTTGAATTATTTCATGTTCCGTAAAGTATTTATCTAACATTGGCACAAATGAATCAATTATTGTAGCTCCACAATCCATTAAATAACTATTAGCACTATCTCTATATTGATTTAACTCTTCTAAATAGTTCTTATAATCTTCTTTAAAACGCCTAGATAGCTTTTTATCTTCTAATATTTTTCTTACTCTATTAATTTCTGGAATATAAAAATCGTCTAGTTCTTTATACACCTTTCTTATCCCAAATTTTAATTTAACAAGTCCATTACTTATATAAAGCCTATCATCCTTTAAATCTCCACCTTTTAGTAACCTAATCAGTCTTTCTGTTTGCAATCCTGGACGTTCCTTTAACATTTCATCTATTTGCTTTTCAAGTTTAACTTTCTTTTCTTCAGCTAATTGCTCTTTGCTTTTAAATTCAGTTATCATAATGATTGCCCTCCCTTAAATTTACTTTTTAGTAGAAATACCGCCTCGTATATTCATTTCTGACTTATGCGATTTTAATATCAGACTTATCTCAGCTTGCATCAATGGATTTATTTCCTTAAGCCTTTCAGTAATATCTAAATATATAGTATTTCTACCTACTCCAAATTTTTTAGCAGCTTCTCTAACAGTAGCATCAGTATCTATAATATATTGAGCTACTTCTTTGACCCTAGCTAAATATAATCATTCATTTGACCATCCTTTCACATCTCTGAAGTATCATTTGTTCTTATATCTGTCCTATCAAAATACTTAATTCCTTTTGCTCCAATTACTGTTTTACATATGATAACAACAATATTCTGCATTATTTCTCCAATCACATATATTAACATTACTGTTCCAGTAAATATCCATGGACTCGAAAATATATATTTTAATATTTCTAACATGTATATTCTCCTTTCTATATCCGTTTTAAGTATTGTGCACTAAAAAATACCGCATATTCTTTTGAATAATACGGTATTTTCATTAATTTTATTTTCTTAATATATTAAATTCTCTAATAAACAATCTAGAATTTATTTAAAAGAATTTAAATTGTCCCAAATGAGCTTTTCTGAATTGGATTCTGTATTTCCAAAATAGTCTATAAAATCTTTATAATGTTTTGCACCCATTTTTTCATAAATTCCCTTTGCCTTATTATTTCCCTTTACAATACAAATACTCATATTTTCATAACCTTTAATATAAGCATACCTTCCTACTCTATTGATAAGTTTTGTTCCAATACCTTTTCCTCTTGAGGTTTCAGAAACATGCAATGAATCTAAATATAAACAATTTTTTAATTCTTCATCTTCCTTACATGCAGAAAAACCCAAAAATTTTTCATTTTCATATGCAACAAAGATCCTATGTTTTTCTTTAGTCAGATATTCTTGCCATTTTTTTATTCCATCATTAACAGTCAATCCATTCAAAAAATTATCAGATAACAAACCTATATATGTTTTTTTCCAATTCATAACATATAAATTTGCAATTGATTCCATATCTTCAGCGTTTGCTTCTCTAATATTCACTATATTCACCACCTAAAACTTAATTTATATAAATCAAATTTAATATTATTACAAATTAATTATAGCATATTTTTTAATACCGTATTATTCAATTTTAAAAGATCATTTAGTTCGCAATATATTCAAATTCCGCATTAATTACTCCTCACAAAATGGTCCCCACATATCTTCACTTCCTTTTCACATTAATTAAACATTGCAAATACTTTAAAATATTTTAATAACCAAAGTATTCCTGCTATAAGTCCTAGCCAAAATACTAAATTAAAAACAACTCCCATCAATCCAGCTAAAAATAAATCTTTCTTAAACATGTTTTTACCCTCACTCTATATATTTAGAGAGATAGCGCCTACTTTTTAGGAAAAGCACTATCTAAAAATTTTTGTTCAGCCTTAGTGACTGCTTCCTCTATTAAGTCTGGCTCAACTATCCTAGTAACATTTAATTCCTTCAATTTCTCTTTATCATACAAGTCATACCATACAGGATTATCTGTACCGATTCTTAGCTGCTTTGCATTCTTGATTAAAATATACCCTGCTTTAATGGCTTGTTTCCTAAAATCTTTCAATTTTAATGGTTTAATATCAGCAGATCCATACTCTTTTTGAAATCTAAATATTTCATTTAAAAGTTGCGATGTCCTTACATAGAATCCATCTTCTTTTCTATCCTGTATTATTGTTTCTTGAACACAAGTATTTTTATCTTCTATCATTTGGCTATATAGTATTAACATTTGTTCAACAGTACTTTTAGCTTCTTTTCCTCCATCCAATACCTCATCTTGAATATTCTTTATGATGTGTTGTTCATAATTTTCAATTATGTTAAGTCCATGACGTTCCAATAGAATATTCAGTATTTCTATTCCGCAAGCTATATTTAATGCTGTATCGAAGGCTCTACCTTTTAATATGTCAAACTTAGTGCCTAAGCTTTTCCTTATATCCTTGTATTGTTCAACAGACATATTCAGCACTTCATCAATTAAGCTTCGGCCAAACTTATTCAAAATGTCTTTATGTTCAATTAACCAAAATGTAGCTGTACTATTTTCTTCTGTACGTTCATTTTTAGAGATATAAACAATACAGCTTCTAGTTATAAGTGCTGTTTCTTGATCCGGATAAGACTCTTCTCCAGCCATAATTATTGGTCTTTCAGGTATAAAATTTTTGATTTTAAAAGACTTATCACCTCTAGGCATTGGAGTTCTGTCATATGCATCTCTCATTGTGTTACATACTTCATCAGTTTTATATTGATTCCATTTACTTGGTTTAAATTCATCACATATTAACGGATAATTACCTAAACATAAACTTCCACTAAAACCAAAAGGTTTTGCTGATGAAACAGAAATCTTTTCTTTTGCTGGATAATTTAAAATAGGAGCTATAATTCTTTCTAAAATTGTAGATTTACCACTTTCTGATTCTCCTGTGATAAATAAATGATGCAATTTTTCATCAATAGCCATATTTTGATATACTGCTAGATCATTAATTATAGTTCCAACAATACTTATAGACTTTTCTGCTGATAAAAATCTAAATAATCTCTTTTTTAGTTCCAATAATTCAGATGTTTCAATTTTTTCAACCTCAGTTAGTTTTATTTTGGTTCCATCTGCAAATGCTGATGTATCTATTCCATCTATAAATATAGTTCCATCAGCACAAGTTAAAGCCATTTTCCCATTAATACAACTAAATCGTACTCCCTGGTAGACTTCTTCATCTTCAAGGAAAAAGTAATTACTCAACCATTCTCTGAATGTATTTAAATCTTTCTTTTCACCTTTAAAATTTAGTTTTGCGCCTAAAAAATTTCTAAATGAACGCAAGTCATTCAATACTGTACTGGAATCTGTTTTAGGATATATTTTACCATCAATTCTAGATTTAACTGTTAAAGCTATATCTTCAAAGTCTGCCTCAACATTTATTAGTGTTTTTGCTTCTAATATTTGAAAATCGGTTATATAGACTTTTCTTGGATTTTCTCCGCTTTTATCATACTGAAATTTATACACACCACCGTAATCCTGTTGAAGTTGGCTCTTATCTCTTAAATCTAATGATCTATCAAATGCATTAAATAAATCATTTTTATTATGGCCAGATTCTAACCAATCTGTAACGTCCTTATTATCACCAAGTGACTTTATTCCTGGTAAATTAATAATCTTAAACTTTGAACATTTATCAAAAAATTCTTTCTTTATATCCTGGATATATCTTTGACCAGCCTCTCCAGTATCACCTATCACATATATTTTCATGAATTCATTTGATTTTAATTTTTCAAAGTTCTTTACACCCTTTAGAGAGCTTGCTACAAAGGTTTTATTTTTAAGAATGTTATTTATCGTATTGGCATCCTTCTCGCCCTCTACGAAGATAATAGTCTTATCCTCGGCTATTCCTTTAAGTAGATTATAGTAATTGTATGGAACTTCATTTGTGCCACGCTTATTAGTAACTTTTCCATTTTCAATACAGTAATATGGAGTCTCCTTTTTTCCGTCTGGTTTAAGAAATTTAGCTTTAGCATATATTGGCTTGTTATTCTCATCTACAAAAGTAAATATTCCAAGTAATGTATATCCTCGTCTTATATCCTGGAGCTGCCAGTCAATATAGCTTCGTATTTTATCTTCCCATAGCTCATTCTCTGCTTTTTCAACTTCTAATCCTAAATATGATCTTGCTTCCTTATAACTGCAGTTTTTATACTGCATAACAAAGTCTAGTCCATCACCTTGCTTGCCTGTACTAAAATCTTTAAACTTGTACTTATTGGAATTACTATCAAAATAGATTGTAAAAGATGGCGTATTTTCTTGTTTAAAAGGAGAATGTATTTTCTTTTCTCTGTTAAATCTCTCGCCAGTCAAATCCTCTATAACCTGTTTTAAGTCAATATCATTAATGTTTCTCACAGCTACACCTCCTCTATAATTTAAAACCATTTAATATTTCATACCTGGTCATTTTCTTACCCATATTTTTCTCTATTTCAATAATTAATTTGCTTAGATCTGCTGCAACTTCACTAAACAAATCAAACGTATCAAACGACTTGCCATAAACTATTTTTAATGGCTTTTCACATTCTTCAATTGTATGACTCATTAAATATTCTTCAGCTTTCTGATTCCTTTTTAAGCATTCATTATACTTTTTCTTTAGTTCAACTAATTCCATATAAATCACCTGTTTCATTCGGTTGAATTTCTCCAGCTTTTAGAAAGTTTCTTACAGAATAATAAAGCTTCCTATAAATGTGATATCCAGAGTTTAGATTGGATGTAAAAATAGTGTCTTGGATATATTTATCTTGTAATGATGATAATTTTCCTACAAAAGCCTTACTTCCATACTGACTCCTATAAGTTCCATTTTTTATAACTTCTAATCCATTTGGATCTTCAATTACTAAAAACATTTTTATACCTTTTGCTTTAGCTCTCATAAGCTCTCTTTCAAGCCTTATATCATCTCTAGTATCTGTTTTCTCAGCTAAATTTCCAGCTAATTCATCCACACTATTCTTACGTTCTACGCCAACCTTAAAATATAAATCTCTTGTTATTCCCATATCAGGTCTTGCTGTTATAATGGCTGTATAGTCACCTTCATCTATTTTTTGCCTTTTGTATTTGAGTCCAATATTATCAAAGTAACTTAATACATGATCGTTAACCTGCTCTCTTGTATCATAAAGAATCATGAAATTTTCTTTAAGTAATTTTTTAATTTCCGTATCTGTAAACCTAAATTTAAATTCTGCCATATCTTAATCACCTCTAAATATCTAGATTTACTTAACTTATAATTCTGTTAAGTTCTGATAGTTCCATAACTAAATTCATGATATTTTCTTTTTCTATACTTACAGTTGTATTTCCAAACTGTAAGTCCACATTATCATCATTAATTTGATATTGCCCAATAGAACCTCTATAGGTTTTTATCTCTTGAAGAAATGAAGGTACTTCAACTTTGATTTCTTGTTTAGGTTCTGTTGTATTTTTATCTATATTCTGAGTTTTTTTGCCTTTGTAATTTTTACTTTCTGATCTAACATCCATAGTATCGTAATAACTTTTGATAGTACCTGGAGATAGACCATATTTATGAGCAATTAACTTAGTTGCATCTTTACCTGTTCCATGTTCTCTAACTTCTTTCACTAACTGCTCTCTAGTGATTTTCTTTTCTGGCATCTTATCATCACCCTCCATAATCTTTCTAAGTTTTACTAATAAGTTTTTATATTTTCTTGAAATGTATGATTGAGATAAATTAAATTTTTCTGCTATTTCTTTCTGACCTTTAAAATTTAATCCAATCTCTTCTACTATCTCTCTATCTATAGGCTTAAGTTTTCTAAGTGCATTTCTTAAGTTTTCACATTGAATATTCTTAAATGCTATTTCTTCATAGTTTATATCATCTGAAATAGTATCTATATATTCCATTTCATCATCTTTAAATAAAAAAGTTTTGTTTAAACTAAAAACATCTTCATGCTTCTTATTTTTTCTATGATATATTCTAAGCTCATTTCCAATGGCCATTGCTGCATATGTTAAAAATTGAACATCCTTATCTACTTCATAACCCTCATAGGCCTTTTGTAGACCTATGAAAGCTACTTGTTGTAAATCATCAAATTCATATTTTCCTAACCAGGATTGACACTGTTTATATATAAAATTTTTAAATTGCTGATAAACTTCCTCAATAGACATATTCCTAATTTTATTTTTTAGTTTTATTGGCTTCCTATCCATATTTGGACCTCATTTTGTTAAAATGGTTCAACTTCATCCCCTAATTCTGTCTCAATATCTTCTTGACCTTCTGGGATTATATCTTCTTCAGGAATATCCTGTACATTCTGGTATTCCATTAAAATATCTATAAGATTATTCCCTTGATTTTCTGTTAAAGCTCTTAATGACATTCCATTTTCATTGCATAATGCTTCTAACTTATTCACATCAGCATCTTTGCCATCACCAAACATTAATTCTTTTTCTCTTGCGAGTTGCATAATTTGATTTTTAAGTGCTTTTGATGCCATCTTTGGTGGTTCTTCAACATATGCAGCCTCTCTTTGTTCCTCCTCAACATTTACTGGCTTTGTATTTAATTCTGCTTCATCTACCCCCATTTCTTCCGCTGTATACATTCCTCCAAAATCTTCTGGAAATGCCTCTCTTAATGCTTGAACCAAAGCAACTTTTCTTATCATTGTTCCAGGTCTAGCAGCCCAATTTGAATTGGGTTTTCCATCATTCTTTTTACATTCATATTCATCATAAGAAACAGTAATCATATCCGCATATTTTTTATTCTTAGTATGAACCTTAGCCCATCCACCAACTAGTTGCTCTTTACCTTTTATATAAAATGAACCTTCTCTATACTCAATTTCTCCTTTAAGGTTGACAACTATTACACCTGCTTCAGTTCCTTCATAATTGGGATTTCTATTAGCTCTCTTTGTGAATGTATCTTTGCCAGTAATCATAGTTGCAGGCTTATTCCCAAACTTAATCAGATAAGCTTCCCTATTAAATGGATTAAGAGATTGACTCTTACACAACATCATAAACATTCCTACTTCTTCATTTGTTATGGCTCTAGCATCACCGCTTACTAAATATTGTTTTACTAATGCAGGAGTTAGTTGTATTTGTTGGCCTCCAACTTCATAATTAACTTTTTGAATCAAATTATTTATCATTTTCTATTCCTCCAATAACTTTTTTAATTTTCTGCTAATTTCTTTTAAAGTTTTAAACTCCATTTTTTCTACAAAACATATCCATGTTTTTTCACCTGTTTTTCTATTTTCATAACTTAGTCCAAAAGAGTTAATTGAACCTGTATAATCCATTGATGCATAGTATTTTCCATTTGGTTTGGTTGAAATATCAACACATAACTCTTGAACTTGTGATAATAATTTTTTTACAGAATTACTCACTAACTAATCACCTCAACTTTTATTTCAGAATCCTTTGTTACTTTTGCTTGTATCATCTGAGTATCTATTTCTGGAATAATATTAATACTTTCAGCTCTATCAATAAAAATTGGGAAATGTAAATTTTGAGCATTAATAAGTAAATTAGATATTTCTAGGCTGGCTTTGATTTTCTGTGCATCCGATAATTTATTAAATTCTTTACCCTCATAAAGGACTTTAAAATCTTCCTTAAGTTCTCCATCCTTTGTGAGTTTCTCAAAATTGATTTCTACCTTATCCAAATAGGGTTTTATTTGATTAAATTGTTTTTTTAGTTTAATTGAGTTATACTGTTTAGCTGCATCTATAGCAACTTTAAGTTGTTCAATTTTATTTTTGCTATTTTTAATTTTTTCCTCATTAAGTTCCTTATCTTTAACAAGTTTTTCATTATGAGAAATGGCTGCATCAATACTCGCATTTAATCTCAAGATTTCTTCTTTATCTTCTTCCAGTGACTGTATTCTATGTTCCAAATAATTCAACTTATCTAGATATTCAGCATTTGTTTTCTCTTTTTTAGATAATATTGCTTGCCTCTTTTCCTCATATTCTTGTTTGTCAGCTTCTGCTTGAGCCAAGAATAATTGTCTTTTACTTTCAATCTTTTTAAGTTGCTGACTCACTTCTGCTTTTTTATTAGCTTTAATCTTAGTATTATTCTCAATTATTTCGGCATTTTTAGCTTCAATTTCTTTAATTTCATCTTTGAGCTTTACTCCTGCTGAACATATTTCTTTAATTTCAACCTTTAACATTTCCTTAGTTTCCTTAGTAAGATCTATACTATTTCCACATTTATCACATTCAACAAATTTACTCTCCATAAAATCGAGTTGTGCTTTTTTATTGTGATACTGTCTTAACAGTTCCTCCTTACGCTCTTTCTTAGCCTCTACTGGCAATAATTCTTGTAGCGATAAAGTATTAAGTGAAGCCTTTAGTGTTGCTTCCTCAACTCGTAATTCACTTAATTCAGATATAAAATCTTTTGGTTTTTGAAGCTTTGATAATTCAACATCAACATTATCTATATTTTTTAATGATTCTAATTCTTTTTGAAGCTTTTTTAATTCAGTATCATCAAATGCCCTTTTCTGCTGTGACTTTATATCTTTCATTTCCTCATTTATATGAGATTGCACACCCTCTAGATAAATAATATTCTCTTCCTGCTCTTTTAAATCAGCCATAGCATCTTGTAAAAATGTATCTGCCAATCTAAATCCATTGTCATTTAATACCTTTGAAAGATAATCCCCTAACTCTGCAAATATATCTGTACTTGCTATTGGTTTTAATACATCACTTAATAATTGCTTTGCATCTTTAGGAGCTAATTCTGGGAAATAATAGGGATTTGCAATACTTAAAAAAACATTTTTATTCTTGAAAATATCTCTAGCAATATCATTTGTAGTAACTTTTGCTTCATTCCAATAAAGATCATTACCTGAACCTTTTTTTCTTCTTATAATGGTCTGTGGATCTTCATCCAAAAGAAAATCTAGTACAACCTCTGTAACTTTAGGCTTCTTATTATTAACCAATCTAGTGGCTGCTTTTTCATTTCCCCAAATGTCGCATCCAGTTAGGCACCATACTATAGCTTCACCAATAGTAGTTTTTCCTAGACCATTATCACCTGTAATAATAGTTCTATACCCTAAATCATATTCAACCTTGTCTTTATATCCTTTGAAGCCTGTAATGGCTATATGCGTTAATTCTAATTTCACTTGATTTTCCTCCAATCCATGCTATAATTTAATTGCATTATTTTACTTCTGCTATCTTGGACTACTTTGGCGAGGGTCCTTGATAGCTTTTTCTTTTGTTAAAAGTTTCTGATGCTCTGCCTCTGATTTTTCCCTCCAATTTTTATCTAATTTTCTAGGTCTTCTTGGAAATCTTCCAAATTGCATTTTTCTTTTCATTTAATATCCACCACCATTTAATTTTTCTAATGCAGAAATAATAGTTGCTTCACTTAACTCACTAGGTTTAATACTAAATACAATACCTCGTATTTTAGACTCTTCTACTTCTTCAATTTCTAGTGTTTCTGCATTCATATAATATGGTTTATTACATAAAGCCATTGACCTTATTTTTACCCCTTGTACCTCAAGTTTCGCCTTTAAGTTAGCTGCACTTATAACCTCACCTTTTTCAATTTTGCTAAGTAATAAATCAACTTCTCTATCAGTTAAATCTGTTTCTATTTCAATAAAATTAAGTCTGCTTACAGTTTCCTCAACATGTAATTTATACCTTGCCATTATGACTGCTCTCCTTTTCTCTACGTTCTATTAATCTACATATAGGACACTTATACCCAGCCTTAGGAATTTTAGCTTTAATGCTTATATTCCATATATGATTACAGTACTGGCATTTAGCATCCATTCTCTCGCTCAACCTCCTCTATACTAAAAATATGAAGTTTTCTATCACTGCTATTAAACTCTACACATACAATCACTTCGTTATATAAATCTACTCTTAAGATTTCATAACGCTTTTTCTTAACAGTTATTACTTGTCCTACAATAAGTTCCAATATAACCACCACCAACTAAATATTCATCTTATTTAATTTTTTACTAGCTGCTTCAAATTCTCTTAAGCATTTATTACAAACCTTAATTCCTAATACTTCTGTTAATTTTTCATCTTCTTTGTAGCAACAAGCACATCCTGGATTGTATTTTTTTAATATAATTTCTTCACCAACTAAACTAATTTCTACAATTGAACCTGGTTCAGTGGATGTTTGATCTTTAAGCTTTAACGCTTCTCTCATATTCTTTGGGATAACTATTCTCCCAACTGGATCTAAATTTCTTAAAATTCCTGCTGATATCATTTTTCATTCCTCCAAACTACTTTTAAATTGCTATGCTCTATCAAGATTCTTTTATAAGCTTTTATGAGCTGTCTTTCTGTTGCTTTTGTCATAAATACTTCCTCAACTTTTTAATTATTATGTTTTATTAATTTCCAAGGCTTTTCAGCCTATACATCTTATTGCTTCTCGATATTCTTTTCTTCTGTTAATGGAAATATTGATGGATTATTTTTATATATCCTATATAAATTAAGCCACATTCCAGTTACTATTTTTGATAGTTCTGGATCATCTATATCAACAATCCTTCCATCAATTTCAAGTTCATATTTATAGTGCATATTGATTCCCCCATAGAATTGCTTCATACATGATATGAAAATTAATCTATTGTGTTACAGTTTGATACATTTAATTTTTTCACCACAATTTCCACAAAATTTAGGTACTATGTCTTTATTTCTAGGTAAATCAATCTGATTTACTTTTCCGCAACATTGACATTCACCTATCCATGTACATAGACTTTTATGGCTCAAATCTAAATCATTAAAAGTTGATAGAGCAAATTCATTAACCCCTAATGGTCTATTAGCCAACATGTCTTTCGCTAAATCTAATGTCACATCAGCTTGATTAATTGAAAGATTATATTTTACAATCAAATCACATATCTCTCTTGCTATACCTCTTGCACCAATTTCATTAAAATTAATTTCTTTAAGTCTATTTTCAATAACTTTGTTCATTTATTTTTCCTCCTTAAAATCTACCTATTAATAACTATGCACCACATATTTTTACCATTAATTCTTACTTGCTTGTAAATTATCTTATTAAGTAATTCAAGCTTTATCTTAATGTCATGTTTGCTTATATTCAGCTTATTGGCTTCATTAAACAAAACTTCTTTATCAACAACATTTCCTTCATCTGTGACTCTTAACAGCCCTGTAGCAAGCGAATTAACTAATATTTGATTAATCATTTCATTGGTTATATTTTCAAGTCTTTTTTCTAAAGGCGGCTTTATCTTTAACTGATGCTTTTTACTTGCCAGTCTTTGCCTTTCTCTTTTGTTAAGCATTCCCTTAATCTCTTGTAGTTCTAAATTCATGCTTGCAATCTGATTGGTAAGTTGCTTTATTACTCCATTAGGATTTTCAAGCACCTTTTCCATAGCTTCAAACTTATCCATATACTTATCTGTGAATAAATTTCCTTTAGTTCCTGTTGTCTTATGGGCTAGGAACTCACATCCTTTCTTAGTAATTTGAAATTCTCTATTGGATTTTCCACTCCTATCTACATATGATGATTCAATCCAATATTTACTCACCACAATTTTGTGGGCAGTAAAATCTTTATTGATTGTATCAATCTTTTTTAATAAAACATCATGTCTAGTTTCCATCATTTCAGCAACTTCTCTTGATGAAATTCTGCTCTCTAATTGATTATTCATTGTAAATCCTCCTCTTCCACTAAATAAGTCAATACTAATTTCTAATTGCTGAAACAAACCTTTCTAAAGCTACTGGGCTATCATGAGCTTGTTGCATTGCTTGTACTACTAAACACGAATTAATTGCACTCATTACTAAGTCCAAATCATCATCACTTAGTTTTTGTAGTTTAGGAATTGCATTTAATATCTTTTCACTATTCATACTTTCTCACCCCTTTTTAATTGTTTTTAAAAACTCGCTTTGCGAAGTTCTTGAGATTATAATACACCTCTTTCATCTGCTTTGCAAGTATTTTTTTAAACTTTTTTTATTTTTTATTTGCATTGCGAGTAAAAACGATGTAATATACTAAGTAGGAGGTGATAATTTTGGATTTAAAAGACAGGTTAAAACAAATAAGAAAAGATAATAAGCTATCACAATCTGCTTTAGGTAAATTAATAGGAATATCTAGTAGTCAAATAGCATGCTATGAGACTGGATATAGGGAAATTACAGATAGAGCTATCAATGATATTTGTAGAGAATTAAATATAAATGAAACATGGCTTAGAACTGGTGAAGGAGAAATGTATGTTGTTTCTGAACAAGATGAGAAACTTGCTGAAGCTTTTGCAGAGATATCATTATCAGAAAATGAAAAACTAAAAGAAATAGTTCAAAACTTAACCAAGTTAGATGATAAAACAATTGATAAAATTAATGACCTAATCGACCTTTTACTAGAAAAAGAAAATAAAATTTAAGAAAGCAAGTCCTATTTAGAACTTGCTTTTAATAAACTCTTTATATATGCATAAATTAGACCTAGAATTTTTGGATTATCAATATCCTCTATTAATTTTATTATTTGTTTTTTCATATGTGACCAACCCCTTGATATGCTTATATAAATTTTATCATTTTTAACATTTTTTATAACAAACATTAGTTCGCATGTGTTTTATAAATATATTATACTACAAGTACAATATATTTAAAAATAACTAAAAAATATTTTTTTACTTTTTACTACACCTATATATATTCTTCAGTTTACAAAAATATTCTTATTTTCAGTCTAAAAAAATAATTCTTTTTATAAAAAGAGGTAAAAAGGAGGAATTTACATGAAAGTAGTCGCAATATACTCACGTAAATCTAAAGAAAGCGATACAGGAGAATCTATAAAAAATCAAATAGAAATGTGCAAAGATTACTTTTTAAATCAAGGTAAAGAATTCACTTTTGAAATATTTCAAGATGAAGGATTTAGCGGTGGAAATACAAAAAGACCTGAATTCCAACGAATGATGTTGCTTGCTAAACATGGTAAATTTGATATTGTTGCATGTTATAAAGTTGATAGAATTGCAAGAAATATCATTGATTTTATGAATACTTTTGATATTTTAAAGAAAAATAAAGTATCTCTAGTCAGTGTTACTGAAGGATTTGATCCTAATACTCCAATAGGTATGATGTTAATGACTATGATTGCCGGCTTTGCTGAAATGGAAAGAATGAATATAGCTCAAAGAGTTAAGGACAATATGAATGCTCTTGCTAAAATGGGACGTTGGCTTGGAGGTACTCCACCTACTGGATATAGAGCTATAAAAGAAAATACACATAATGGTAAGTATGCAATGTATTTAGAATTAATACCAGAAATGAAAGAGAAATTAACTTTTATTTTTGAAAGTGCAGCAGCTGGATATACTAGCAGATATATAGGTAAATTAGTTGAGCTACACCCTAAGACAATCATAAATATAGTTTATAATCCAACCTATTGTCCTAGTGATGAACTAAGTAAATCATATTTAGAAAATCTAGGGTATAAAGTTTATGGTGAATTAAATGGGCGTGGTTATTTACCTTGGAATCGCAGACCAATAGACGTTAATGGAAAGAAAATGTATAGAAGCGAAGATAGATTTGTAACTGCTTCAAAACATGAAATTCCAACCGATTCAGCTACATGGATAAAGGCTAATGAAGAAATTAGAAAACGTGGTGATGAAGGCCGACCAAGAATATCACAATATTCTTTTCTTGCACATATGCTTACTTGTAAATGTGGATGTGGAATGAGTGTTGATAGTGGTTATAAGCGTAAAGACGGTAGCCGATCATACTATTTTAAGTGTTCTTCAAAGAAAGGTGGATATAATAGGAATTGTGATGCCAAACTTATTAGAGTGGATTACATCGAAAATGATATATTATCTTTATTGCAGAAAATATGCTTAAATAAAGAATTACTTAATGATGAAATATCAAAAACTGAAACTATAGTTATTGATAAGAATGAGATAAAAAACATATCCCAAAAGATAAAATCTAATGATATCGAAATGGAAAACCTCGTATCTCAATTAGGAAAATTAAAAGGATCTGCTGCTGATGCTGTTACCACTAAAATGAATAAATTATCTGAAGAAAATGACAATCTAAAACAAAAATTATTTTTACTAGAGCATGATAATATTTTAAATTCTATTAATCACTATGACATTGATTATTTGTATAACAAAATAGTCAATTTAATGTCTAGTTGGGAAAACTTAAGTTTAGAAGATAAACAATTTGGTATTCAATCAATAATAGACAAAATCAAGTGGGATGGCGAAAAATTCAAGATTTCTTTTATAAAAAAATCATAG